AGCTGTTCCTCGACGCCGGCCTTCCGGAGGGCATCGTAGAGTTCCGCCACCATGGTGCTCATGTGCGCTATGCTAGCACAATGCCGAAACGCCTTCCGCCTGCGCCTGAAACGCGGTGATGTGCCGCGCCGGCACGCCGGCGACCTGCAGCATCGCCAGTACTTCCTCGAGCACGAGTAACTGCCTCGCCATGAGCGTTACCCGAGCCGCACAATCGCCGCGAAGATTGCGGTGAGGATGGCCATCGCGCCGACGTTCCACTTAATCAATTCCACTTTCAACTCGGCGAGGTCCGCCTTCGTCGCGAGGTCCGTCCGGGCGTCCGCCGCGAGGACCGCGCGCGCCGCCTCCTTCGCGAGCTGTTCCTCGACGCCGGCCTTCCGGAGGGCATCGTAGAGTTCCGCCACCATGGTGCTCATGTGCGCTATGCTAGCACAATGCCGAAACGCCTTCCGCATCCTGCCCCGACGCCCGATCCGTTGCCGGAGGTCCCGGCCCCGTCCAAAGCGTTCCGCGCCTACATGGCCGCGCTCGGCCGGAAAGGCGGCCGGATGAGTGGCGCGGCCCGGATGGAAAAGCTCACCCCCACGCAGCGGTCGACGCAGGCGCGCAAGGCCGCCCGCGCGCGCTGGGGGAAGGCGCGGAAGAAGGCCTGACCGATGACGCCTGATGCCCAACGGGCGTTCTCCGCAATCCTCGACTACCTGGCATGACCCCCACGGTCCTGAAGCACGGGATCGGCTACGACCTCGTGGTCGTGCAGGAGCACCTGCCGCGCACACGGGACCAGCCGCACCGTGAGCGACTGGTGCTGGCGATCCGGTGTCAGCGGTGTCAGGCGATTTCGTTCAACCCGAACGACGTGCGGGAACGGTACTGCGGCGCGTGTCATGTGTTCCACGAGGAAGGGCTGCTGTCTCACGAAGGCTAGGTGGCCTAGCTCAATGGAAGTGGACCGCCGCACGTGCCCGATCCGTTGACATGCTGAAGCGGCTTGAGTAATATGGGAATCTAACGCGCCGCGCCGCAGGTTGGCCCCTGCGACGCGGCACTCACACGACCGCGCCGTGGGGGGCGCGCCCATGCTACCAACCAGACTAACGCACTATGCCCCGTGGGATGACGATGGCTTCGCCCGCTGCGGCGTCCTTACCACCGAGGCCGACCATAGCCTCACGCCCACCTGTCCCGTTTGCGCGGCCTCACTGGCCGCGTGGGAAGACGTCGAGCTGATGACGGAGGATGACGTCATGGTGCCGCTCCTTTGCGTGCGGAAGGCGAGGGTGGCATGACCGTCATGGCTCGCCTTGGGAGCGGCCGCGCGTCCACCCCGGCCCCCGTCGGCCTGCATCGCGCCGTCTGCGTCGATGTGCAGGACCTGGGCGTGCAGGACTCGGCGTGGGGCGCCAAGCACAAGGTCCGGCTCGTCTGGCAGATCGAGCTCCTCGACCCCGCCGGCCGCCGCTTCGAGCTCGCGCGCAAATACACGCTCTCGCTGCATGAACGCGCGGCGCTCCGGCAATCCCTGGAAAGCTGGCGCGGGAAAAAGTTCACCGACAGCGAGCTCCGTGCGGGCTTTGATCTCGAGAAGCTGATCGGCGTGAACTGTCAGCTGCAGGCCACGCACGATACGGGCGAGGATGGCGTCACCTACGCGAACGTCCAGACGGTGCTGCCGCCGGTGAAGGGGATGACACGGCTCGTGCCGGACGCCTTCGTGCGGCTCAAGGACCGGACGCCGATGGGGACCGGGGCCAGGCGCGCGTGAACACGGACCACCTGATCCTCGAGATGTGGGTCGTCTACGACCACCCGCGCGACCTGCCTGACCACATCGTGGTCCGCCGGCAGGCCGTGCGCGGCGACGGGACGATCGTGCATGACCCGCGGGCCTACGGCTTCACCGACTTGAACCGGGCGCGCGCGTGGCTGCGGGAGATGGCGCTGACGCCCGTGCAACGCAGCCCTGACGACGACCCAACCATTATCGAGTGCTGGTTGTGACCGACAAGATCGCGGACGTCGCGGTGGTCGCCCTCGAGCGGGGCTTCGCGGACGACGTCGTGGGCTTCTGCTCGCGATGCACGCGGACGGTCTACTACCGGCCGCACACAGCGCGGCTGCTCCTTCCCGTGGTCTGTGTGGAGTGCTGGCTCAGGACCAGGGGACCCGACGAGCAGCACGTGGTGACCGACGAGACGGTCCGCGAGGTGCTGCTCTATTTCGCGGCGAAAGGACGCCCCCAATGATGCGCCGGCCTCAACGTCGCCCGCTGCCCTTCGTGACGGGGGCGCGGAGCGCGAGGACCTGATCGAGGAGGTGTCGGGTCGCTGGCGGGAGCGTGTCGAAGTAGCGGAGGAGCGCGTCACTCACAATCTGCGACTGCGGTTGCCCGAGGACGTCGCCGGCGGCGGTGAGCCGCTGCCAGACCGGCACGGGAATGCGGAAGTTAACCTGCCTCGTCATCCGAACGGACGGCTTGCGGCGCGCCATGTGCTGGCATCCTAGGCAACCTGGTCTGTGCTAGACAACGAAGCCGCGCTAGCAAGGCTAGCACAACTGGTTGTGCTTGGTGCGTGAGGGGCCACCGTTGGTCTTCGTATCCTGGTATTGGACCTTAGTCGCAGGCCGCACGAGACAGAATAGGTCGCACCGGCACGGTGTGGACAGCACGGGTCCACTCTGGACGGACGTTCGCGGTGTTACTTCTTTCTTTCTGCTTGATTTACACGGCGCACGTATCTTACAAACGCTCCACAAAGGGCAATAGAACATGATGGTGCGCACGCGACACGTGACTGACCTCTCGCAACTCCCCCTCGTGCTCACGATCAACGAGATCGCGAACCTCTACCGTCGTGCACCGAGCACGATTCGTCGGGACCTGCAACGGCGACGCTTCCAACCGGCACCCTTTGATGGGCCCCCCTACCGGTGGCTGCGCGCGGATGTCGAACGGGACCTCCGTCGACGACGCGCGTCCACGCCGCGGCGCGCGCGCCCCTCATCACAATGACACGGGCATGTGCGCCCTACCGCAACCCACCTGTTGTTTAGAAAGGGAGGACCGTATGCCTGTGTCGGCGCTTCGTCCACCTCGTGTCATGGTCAGCAAGGAAGGACTGCTGACGCAGCATGAGGCCGCGGCCTATTTACAGATTGCGCCGGGCACCCTCAAGCATTGGGCGCTCGCCAAGAAGATCGAGTATGTGAAGGTCGGGAAGTTCATGCGCTTCACCCGCGAGGCGCTCGAGCGGTTCATTGCAAGTCAAACGATCGCCATCATGTCGTTCTCGTTCCTCATCAGCCTATGAGTCTCTATCATCGCTGCGCGTGTCCGGAGAAGAAGACGCGCGACTGCGCGCATTTCTGGTGGATGAAGTTCGAGTACGACGGCCTGCGCGTGCGCGAGAGCACGGAGCAGACCAGTCAGCACAAGGCCCGCCTCGTCGAAATCAAACGCCGGGGCGCGCTCGCCGACCAGGGCACCGGCATTGCCAAGCGCCCGGTGGTCCGGCTGAAGGCGTTCATCGAGGACTATCTCACGTGGGCGCGCACGGACCACCCGGCGACGGCGGACGAGAAGGACGCGCGGATCCTCCCGACGTTCCTCGAGGTGGTGGGGGACAAGCGGCTCGACCACCTCGGGCCGTTTGACATCGAACGGTGGCGCACGGCGCGGGCGAAGACGGTGATTCGCGCGCGGCGCACCCTGAGTCGCAGTTCGGTCAACCGGGAGCTCACGATCGTGCGCGGGCTGTTCGCGAAAGCCGTCGAATGGAATCGCCTGGCGACCTCCCCCGTGGTCGCGATCGAGGACTGGGCGACGGACGAGCCCGCGATCCGGGTCCTGACCGCCGAGGAGCGCGTGATCGTCCTGACGCAGCTCCCGCGGCGCTACGCCATGTACTGCCGGGTCACGCTGGAGGCCCTGCTGCGGATTCAGGAAGTGCTCCACCTCCGGCGCACGGACCTCGGCGAGGCGTCGATTCAGCGCCGGCTGAAGGGCGGGAAGGTGGGCCGCGTGCCCGTGAGCCGGGCGCTCATTGCGGACCTGCGGGCGTTCCTCGAGACGGACGACCAGGAGTATGTCTTCGGCGACCCGCCCCCGAAGCCGCGCTCGACGGCGAGCCTGATGACGCGGGCCTTCCGGGCGGCCGGGCTGCACGGCATCTCGCACCACGTCATGCGCCATACCGGCGTCACCGACATGCTCGAGGACGGGGTCAGCCCGAAGGCCATCCAGCAGTACGCCGGGTGGACCTCGCTCCGCATGCTGGAACGCTACGGCCATCTGCGGGACGCTGAGCTCCAGCGCGCGACGACGGGGACGGCCGCGCGCAACACCGCGGCGCTCGCGGAGGCAGAGCGCCAGAACGCCGCGCAACAGGACGCACCGGCACAGACGGGACCTGCCCAGAGGGTGGGCACAAAACCGGCCACACGGTAAGACACAGGGGCACGACGTGAAACATGTAACGACTGTGGACACAACGACTTATCCAGTGACAGCCCGGGTCATGTTCTCAGCCCTTTCAAGGCTGAAACCCGGGTTCGAATCCCGGTGGGGACGCCATCCGGTCCGTCCCGTTCCGTCCCGTTCCGTCCCTGTAACTCCAGCGTGCCCTATGACTTCTGGGCGTTCTCTATGGGGACGCTCCGTGACGCGCTGGCGCGCGGCGTTTCGCTCCGGCACGCCAGGGTGGGCACAAAAACGGCCACACGCCTGCTACGTACCTAGCATCGAGACGGTCGCGACGTGGCTCGGTCACCGCTGGTGCGGCATGACCACCGGCCATCACTACCTGCAAGACCGCACGCCCGGGCAGATCACGCTCACGTGTCTGCATTGCGGGCGCACGTCCCCAGGCTGGCGGGTGGGATGAGCGCGCCCAGCCGACGCCCCGAGACGTTGTGGTGCCCGAACAACAGACACCGTCGGTCGAACGGCTGGTCCTATCCGCCGGCCGTCGAGAAGCTGCTCCGGCAGATCACCGATGGCCGCACGGTGCTCCAACTCTTCGGGGGTCTGTCGCGCTGGGGCACACGCTTGGACATTGACTCGAGCACGAGGCCGCACGTTCAAGGCGATGCCTGGCTGCCGCCCTTCGGCCGCGATAGCTTCGACGTGGTGATCCTCGATCCGCCGTACGCGGGCATCAATCAACAGATGAAGCAGGCGTTGATACGCGGTGCCGCCTTTGTCGCGCGGGACCATGTGCTGTGGTTCCACACGCAGTGGGTCGCACCTGACGCTGGGATGCGCCGTGAGCGATCGTGGTTGATCCGTGTGGGTGATTCCTGCGCGTGTCGCTGCCTCATTGAGTGGCGTGTCGTCGCCCAGCACAAGCGGCTGCCAACGCTCGCGTTTACTCGAGGTCCTGCGCTGAAGTATCGGCGCTGGCTGGCCGGCGAAGTGCGCTTGCCATTCCCCGCGTCCGACGACCTGATGGGAGGAGGCACGCCAGGCGTGCCCGCTGCGCCCAGTGAACTCGCCCGCCTGGGGTCGGAGGTCGCATGAGCGCGCCGCCGCTCGACTTCGTGCGGTTCACGGCCGCGGCCCTCGAGGACCTGCACGGCAGCGCCTACCCGAGCGGCAGCCGCGAACACGAGCTCCAGGCGCTGGCCGTGACGTGCGGGTTGCTCGAGGCGGTGCAGGCGGAGGGGCCGTGTGTCGATGATCCCGCCCGCTGCATCTGCATGGACAGTTGGAGCGCGTTTCCGCAGCCGTGCTTCCGGACGAGCCCCACGATGGCCGCCTTGCGGGCGCAGCTATGAGCGCGGCCCTCATCCAGCGCATCGCGTTCCGGGTGCTGCCGGCGCACCTGAAGCAGGTCCTGCTCGCGATGGCGAACTACGCCCAGGCGGATGGGAGCGGGTGCCGGCCGGCGCTCGCGACGCTCGCTGCGTGGACCGGGCGCAGTCCGGCGCGCACCAAGGTGGTGGTCCGCGAGCTCCGCCTCCGCGGGCTCATCGTCGTCACGAAGCGGCACGCGCCGCATCGGCCGGCGGAGTATCGACTCCGGCTCCGTGCGATCGAGGCGTTGCCCTCGGCGAGGCACGAACCGCAACAGCTCACGCTCGAGGGATTTCTCGTCGAAACAGGCCAGAAGACACACGATGCACAGGGTGACCCCGCGAATGGCGTGGGGTTGCGCGCGTTTTCCACAATTTCCACAGGCATTCACAGATCGCCGGCGATCAGAAAAGGGATCGCCCACGCCCCCCGATCCGTTAAGGGATCCGTGTACAGAGATACCAGTACCTCGCGCGCGCGCGAGAGAACGACCGCAGGCCGATGACCAAACGCTACGCCGAAGCCACCGAGGTGCCGGTCACGCGCAGCAAGCAGCAGGTCGAAGCCTTGCTCGTGCAGCACAAAGCCGAGGGGTTCCACACGGGGTGGGATGCCCAGCGCGACATCATCGAGTTTCTCTGGAAGGGCAAGCAGATCCGGTTCGTCTTGCCGCGTCCCGATCGCAAGGACTTCAAGTTCACACGCAGCGGCGCCTGGCGCAACGACCGGCAGATCACGCAAGCGATCGAACAGGCGGAGCGGCAACGCTGGCGGGCGCTCTACCTCGTGATCCGCGCGAAGCTCGAATCGGTCGAAGCGGGCATCGCGGTGTTCGAGGAAGAGTTCATGGCCTTCATCGTCGTGCCGGGCCGGAACCAGACCGTCGGCGAGCTCCTCTTGCCGCGCATTGCGGCCGGCAGCTTCGACATCAGCCACGCCTTACCGGCGGCGGCGGGCGAGTGAGCACGATGACGGACGTCGCGCCTTTGGTCCCGGTGATTCCACAGGTCGAGTGGGTGCGCCACACCGCCGCACTGCACTGCGGCTTCTGCGTGCCGCGCCGCATCATCCCGCCTGGCGAGCTGCACATCGTCTTCGGCCGCGCCCGCGTCTTTCGTCGGTGCGCCGAGTGCGCGCAGGCCTGGGGATTCCAGCCGCCGGCACCCATCGCGCCGCCGCCGGTGCCGGAGGTGCCACCGGAAGCCCCGCTCGAGGACTGGCGCGCGGCGCTCGCTCGCCTCGCGGCGCGCCTCGGGTTCAGTCCCCCAGCGGATCACAAAGCCCGGGCCGCCGGCACGCGGGACGAGGAGTGGTACTGACATGACCGTGGCCGAAGCGATCGCGTATCTGCTCGACGAGTTTCGACTCGAGGAATACATCGATGTGGTCCGCGATGACGCCCGGGAGGAGGAAGGGTTCGAGGGGCTCTCGTGGGATCACCCGAAGGTGCAGCGATTTCAAGAGGCGTGCGCGACGCTGCGCGCGGCAGCGGAGGAGCCATGAGCGACCCGTCTGACATCAAGGTGCTCGCTCAGGAGATCGCCGACGACCTGTTCATGAACGGGCAGGGGCAGGAGGCGACACGGTTGGTGCTCACCGTCGATCGGCCGCTGAAACTCGACCTGGGCGGCCTCTCCAAGCCGGTCGTCGTGGACCGTATTGCCCGCGCCTTGAAGCGTGCGCGGCAGGCGGCGGCTGATGTGCCGTGATGCCTGACGCCAGCTTCTACGCGCGCACGGCCTCCGGGGACCTGGCGTGTCGCCTCTGTCACGCGCTGCACGGGCGGCACGAGCCGGACTGTCCGCTGATCGTGCTGCACGTCCGCGTGCAGGAGCTCGGGGGGCAGCTGGGGCTCTATGTGGCGACGATGCGTGAGGTGATCGAGAGCGTCGAGGCCATGCTCCGTGGCGAGCCGTCCGGTGATTCATGACTCCCTGGGGCGCGCAGTGCTGCTGCTACTGGTGACTTGTTATCTCTGGTACCTGATGTCGTGTGTGGTGCGGTATTCGGCCGCGTGGCCGTGACGGTCGACGCGGTGACGCGTGACAGGACCAGCCGGTTGGTATCGCTGCGCGCATTGTCAGCGGGTCATGCCGCGCGCGAGCACGAAGCAGTGGGTGAAGAGCTATTGCGACACGGCCGATCGCATCGTGCATCTGATGCGGCACACGGAGGACGACATGCCCTTGAAACGCGGGAGCTCGCAGAAAGTGATCCGGCAGAACATCCGCACGGAGATCGCGCATGGCAAACCAGCGAAGCAGGCGGTGGCGATCGCGCTCCGCACCGCCGGCGTGGCGAAGAAACGCGGCAAGTAAGTGAGGACCGACAGGAGACACAGATGATCGACAAGCCGTATGCCTATCACGAGCCATCAGCCGAGGGGCTGGCGCGCATCACCCGCCTCCGCGAGCACTACGCGGCGGGAGAGCGGCTCATTCGCGAGGTGTGTCCGAGCTCGCGCGAGCAGTCTATTGCCATCACCAACAACGAGCAGACCGCGATGTGGGCGGTCAAAGCGGTGGTGTTCAACGACCCCGCCTCTGTTGTGAAACGTGACTAACGCCCCCGCGTGAGGGACCCGTTCGTCCGGATCCTCGTGCAATCCCTGGTGCTCGTGGCGCTCGCGCTCGCGACGATGTACGCCGTCGAGTGCGCGCTCCGTTGAGTGAGCGCCCCGTCAACGTGTCGTGTCAGAGAGAAGGAGAGTTCTGCGATGCCATCCAAAGTGGTTCAGATCAACGGGGTCATGACCTGGCAGGAGGAGCAGCCGAGCGTGCCGCCTCCCGTGTTCCCGACGCCTCCCATTGTGATCCCGCCTGACGCGATCGCGCCCGGCGTGCCCACGCACCCGATTGTGCTGCCACCGCCGGTGCCGACGCACCCCATCGTGATTCCGCCGAGTGCGATCGCCCCCGGCGTGCCCGCCCATCCCATCGTGCTGCCGCCGGTCTACCCGGCGCACCCGATCGTGATTCCACCGGACGCGGCCGCGCCCGGCGTGCCGTCGCATCCGATCTACCTGCCACCGTCGATCTGGCCGAGCCCCGGTCACCCGGCGCATCCGATCGTGCTGCCGCCCGACTCGATCTCGGACGGCGTGCCGACGCACCCGATTTACATCCCGGTCTTCCCCGCACATCCGATCGTGATCCCGCCGGGGTCCATCGCCCCCGGTGTGCCGACGCATCCGATCGTGCTGCCGCCGCCCGTGCCGGCGCATCCGATCGTGATTCCCCCGGATGCCATCAGCCCCGGTGTCCCCGAGCATCCGATCGTCCTGCCCCCGAGCATCTGGGGACCGACCGATCCGCGGCCCACGCCTCCGATCGTGCTGCCGCCTGACAAGCCCCAGCCGCCGCCAGGACAAGTCACGCCGCCCGCGGCCGGCGTGCCGATCCACGGGTCGATGGTGTGGCTTGAGGGCCGCGGCTGGGTCTTTATCCCTGACGCGGTCGTGCCCATGCCGCCGGGAGGTGGGTCGGGCGAATGGACGCCGCCGGCGCAGCCACCGACCCCGACGCATCCGATTCAGCCCACGGTCCCGGAGCCGAAGTAACCAGCGCGCGACGAAGGGTGGGCCCCGAGCCCGCCCTTCGCCCCGAGGAAGCGACCCATGACGCTACGTCCTGAATTGTCCGACCTGCCCGCACGGATACGGCGGCTCCCGCTCGACGCGCGCGGCTATCCCGTGCCGTGGTTCGTGGCGTGGGAGAACGGCGTGCCCGAGTTCCGCGCGATGGACGCACGCAAGTTTGCCGACGCGATCAAGTACCGCCAGTGCTGGGTCTGCGGCGAGCCGATGGGCGTGCACCTGTCCTTCGTCATCGGGCCGATGTGCGCGATCAACCGCACGACCTCGGAACCGCCCTGTCACCACGAGTGCGCGGTCTGGTCCGCGCGCAACTGTCCGTTCCTCACGCGGCCGCACATGGTCCGCCGGGAGGCCGGGCTGCCCGAGGACGTCCAGCACGCTGCCGGCCTGCCGATCCTGCGGAACCCGGGCGCTGTCTGCGTCTGGACCACGAGGCGCTTCGACGTGCACCGCGCCGTCGCCGGGAACGCGGGGCCGTTGCTGGCGCTCGGGTCGCCCGAGCGCGTCGAGTGGTTCGCCGAAGGCCGCCCGGCGACCCGGGCCGAGGTCGAGGCGTCCATCGACAGCGGGCTCCCGGCCTTGCACGAAGCGGCCGACCTCGAGCGGACGGCCGTGCGGCGGGTGCAGGCGCACGCCGAGATTGAGCGCGAACGCGAGGCGGTCGCGCGGTTGTTCCCGGCGGCATGAATGGAAGATCGTGCGTGCCGATCTACTCGGCCGCGTGGCCCGAGCGAGGCGTGATGGCGAAGCGACGACAGGGGTTCGCGGTGCTCGATCCCGCGCGGCAGTGGGAGATCGCGAGTCAGGGTGGGAAAGCGGCGCACGCGCAGAAGGTCGCGCACCGGTGGACGTCCGCGGAGGCGGCGGCGGCCGGGCGCAAGGGCGGCCAGGCCGCGCAGCGCCGGCGGCTCGAGCGGGAGCGCACCGCGCGCACGAAGGGCGCGTGATGGTCGGCCCGCGTCAACCGTTCTCGACGAGAACAGTTGACGCCATCGCCGCCGCGCGCTTATTTCGAGGCGGCGCCACGTAGACGTGCGAACCGCTTTTCCGCGGCTTGTTTGGAGATGCCCCACTGCTTGGCGCAGGCGCTCGGGGACCAGTCAAGTTTGGTGGCCTCCTGTCGCCATTGGTGAGCCTCCGGCAGCAACTTGGGTGCCTTCTGCGCGAGCTTCTTGAGCTCCTCAATGGCGGCGAGGAGCTCCTCGCGCGTGAAGCCCTCCGCCGCCGCCACGACGCGCGCGACCCGATCGCGCCACCCGTTACTGAGGTGCCGTAGCCGGGTCAGGCGGGCCTTGCGGGCGTGTTCCTCGAAACTCACGCCGGTGCGTGCGAGATACGCCGCACGATGGCCTATAGGGGCCTTCCCCTGGTTCCATCCATAGCGGGTCCAGTAGTCGGTCAGGCTCTGTGCGGCATGCGGGTGGGCCGTCGCGACGGCGTCGAGGGGCCGCCGGTAGCGCGCCTCATCCGCCCGCGTGCGATCCATCGCCGCGGCCAACGCGACCCGTTCCTCGGGTGTCACATAAAAGCGCGCGACGTCCCGCGCGTCGACCGTCTGCAGCGCGAGGAAATAATCAAATTCCCCAGGGAGGAAATGATAGGCGCCGGTGGCATCGGTGTAATCGCGCCAGTCGTTCGACTGCAACATCTCCATCGTGGCGCGCGTCAGGTCGCCGAGCCGGCCCATGTTCGGAACGGCGCGCGCAAACCGGTCGACGTGATCGCCGTGTGTTTTGAGGGCCTTGGTACTCATGCGACGTCGTCAGGGCTCTCGGTGCGCACCCACTTGGGCAGCAGGGTGCCGGTGTCCGCGCAGTAGGTTTGGATCCGCGCCATCATCGCCAGCCACATCCGCTTCATCTGCTCGGGGCTGGCATGATCCAAGTCTCGGATGCCGGCCTGGGCCTTCATCTCGGTCATGAAATGCGACACCGGTTGCCCACCGGCGGTCGCGACTCTCCCAGCCCACCAGTTCGACGCGTGCTTGACTTTCTTGCGATACACGTCCTGATGCTCGCGTGAGGTCAACGGTCGAATGCTGTGATCTGGACGCTCGGCGACCGCCGTCGCCACGCTCCCGAAGATGGGGCGTTCGAAGGGCCGCGCCTGGTTGACCGACGTGAGCGCCTGGGCCACCCGCGGCGCCCACGATTCAGGGAGGTCCACCTTGCGCAGTTCGGGCGCGAGGGCCTCCACTAATGCCGGGTCGACATCGGCCGTGCCACTCGTGCTCACGGGGGAGACGACATCGACGGCGGGATCGCGCACGCCGATCAGGTCCTTGTCACTCCACGGCGGGGCGGACGACGTCCGGGGCCGGTCCACGGGCGCGGCGGGTGGTGGCGCCGTGGGCACGTCGATGGTATGAACCATGGGCGCCAGGATGCCCTTGAACAGCTCCACGAGCTCCGGCACGTCGGGCAGGATGATCGCCGTGGAGAGCGGACGGGGCAGCTGGTCCTTTTCCCAGGCGGTGACCCGTTGTCCGCGGGCGACCACTTGGCGGATGTATTGCGCGGTAACGATGTTGGTGGCGTAGGTGACCACCGCAATGTCGGGGCAGTCGTAGCCCTCGCCCGCCATGCCGACCGTGCAGAGCACGCCGACCCGCGTCTGTTTGCGAAACTGCTCCAGGCGTCGATGGCCGTCGGTGCCGTCATCCGAGACGACGCACTCGGCCAAGGGTTGGAGGTGGCGCCGCACCATTTGGCGATCCACCTCGTTGGCAAAGGCGCGCGCCATGTCCTGCCGGTGCGTCACGATGAGGGCTTTGACCGGCTTGCCTTTACTGTCGCGATGCCGCCGTTCCAACTGCGTGAGCGTGACCTCGACCATGCTCGCGATCCACGCCTCGTGCTCGGGCAGGCGGCGCAACGCGACACGCCGCGCGGCATCGTCGGTCAGGTCGGCAATCGGACTGACGATCATTTCCGCCTTCGTGAGATCGACCAGTTCCACGGTGGCCCCGACGCGGAAGAGGTCGGGGGGCCGCAGCCGCCCTTCTCGCACGAGGCGCTCGGGATGAATCTCGTAGTCGGTGATGGCTTCAATGCGCGGCTCGCCGCCGTCGCCGAGCACATCGCGATACTTGACGGTGGAAATGCGTTCCGCCGGCGACGTGCGAAACAACGTGCCGGAGAGATTCAACACCCCGGCGACGTGCAACTCGGTGCGGAGATCCCCGACCACCTCGGCCACCGCCTTGGCCCACGCCGCCGCGTCGATTTCGCTGCGGACCGATTGTCCGAGGTGATGCACTTCATCGAGGATGACGAGCGTCGGGGTCCGGCGGACGCCGGTGCGGTGCCGGTCGCGCGCGGCGAGCAGCGCCTGGTAGGTCATGCCGATCCCGTCCATCTCCTCGAGTTCGACCCCGCTGGTCCGCGCCCCCTCGTGCGTATCGAGCGCGATGTGATAGCCCTCGAGCAGGGCGCCCTTCCATTGCTCGACGAGCGCCAGGCGTGGCACCAGGACGAGCACGCGATTCCAGAGGCCGGCGTGTTGTCCCGCGGCGAAGACGACTCCCGCGAAGAGGGTCTTGCCGGCGCCTGGGGCCGCCATCACCGTCGCGACCCGCTGCATCGATAACGCTTCCAGCACGATCGGCAGCGCGTCGCGTTGCCAGGCGAGCGGAGCCACCCGGGTGTCGCGCACGTCCAGCGCCCCATTGGTCAGGTTGCACGGCGGGCACCAGGCTTCGCCATTCTCCAAAATGGGGGGCCCCCCGTGGCTCGCGGCCCGGAGATGCGCGCAATGGAAGCTGTCGAACGTGATGGGCGTGCCGCACCGTTGGCACGTCCCGTTACTCCGTGCGAAGAGGAGGCGGCGGTCCCCGGGTTTCCAGTTGTGCAAGCGGCGAGACGTGCGAGACGACACAGGTTGGACTCCTTTGACGAGCAGAACAAGGGGCCGACCCAGGAATCGACGTGCCTGCGGTAAATTGATAGGAGCTATCGATTCGGCCTGTCACCGCAGTGCCGATTGAGGGCGAGAAGCGGGCTGTCTGCCAAAGGATGGCCCGCTTCGATTAGATCACCATGTCTCTCGATTTCCGTCAAGATGGGCGCGACGCAGCTGCTCGCACGCGCCCAGTGCCCATCGTCGGCGAGCGCGGGCCGTCCCGCGAGCATGAGTAAGGTATGGCATCGCCTCGCGGCTACGCGAGTCTGGAGCACGACACGATCATGGCCGACCTGCTTAGCGTCGTCGGCGTGCTCTACCAAGCGACGAAGGGCAAGCCGGGGCAGGGCGAGGCGCCGTGCCCGATCTGTCGCGGCGGCGTGCTCCGCTTCTCGGTCCTGGGCCGGCAATCGGTGATCGTGGCCTGCACGACCGACAGCTGCGTTCGCATCACCAGCTAATGCCCGACGACCCGCGCGCCGCCATCGACACGCGCCTCGGCGTGCTCACCGGCCTCGTCGCCGTCTGCGTGGCCCTCCAGTTCCTGATGCTCGGGATGCTCTGGATGCTCTTCTGCGCGGACAGCGGGTGAATACTCCGTCGATCTCGAGTTCGACGGAGTATCGCCGTCCTTTCGCTGCCAGCCCACTCAATTCCCATTTCCTGAACTGACGACAAATCGACAGTCTGAAGATTTATCGACACTTCGTTGTGGCGATTGTGATACACCTTTGGGCGTTTATCTAAAGTAGAGCGAAGTAGACCGCGTGGCCCAAGGGCGAAAGACCGGAGGCCGGACGGCGGGCACCCTCAACAGGTCGACCGCGAAGCTCAAGACGCTGCTCGACGAGGTGTTCGACGAGGCGTTCGCGTCGCCCACGTTCAAGCGGACTCTGGTCCGGCAGATCACGACGCTCAAGATCGACCGGACGCTGCTCACGACGCTGCTGCACTACTACGCGGGCCGTCCAGCGCAGGCCGTCGACCACACCCATCGGGGCACGCTCACGCTCGCGGAGCTGATTACGGGCGCGGTGCCCGACGCCGAGCCGGAGGAATGAGCCATGCCGCTCAGGAGCAAGGACAACGGGCCGGAGCTCAAGCCGGGCGACTACGTGAAGATGGAGTGGGTCATCTCGCGGGTCTATGACGTCGACGTCGTCCAGGTGACGCGCAGCGGGGCGGCGGGCCGGTCGGCCGCGTCCCCACAGGTCGTCACGGTGCGGATGGGCACGGGTAAGTCGGCCCTGAAGCTGCTCCCCACGAACGCGCCCTTGGCCCCCGGCACGCGCTGCCTGCTGCTCTGGCGGGTTGCGCAGGTGTATCCCTCAACCGGCACCGTCCTGGTGCAGCGGAGTGGCGCCAGTGCGAGTGGGACGCCGGCCGTCCCGGCGACGGCGCTCGTGACCGCCGGCGCGCTCGCGTCCGAGCTCGAGTATGTCCCGCCGGAAGATGTGAAGCCCCCGCTCCCCCTGGCCGCCGGCAGCGCGGCGCCGCGGGTGGGCGAGAGCTTCGAACCGGCGCTCGTGGACGCGTTGCCCTATGGGTTCGAAGTGGGCGCCTACAACTGGGGCGACCAGGCGGACGGGCTTCCGTCGCTGACCGCGCTCGAGCCGACGAGCGCGACGATTGGGGACCCGGGGTTCACGCTACGCGTGCTGGGCGACAAGTTCACGGTCGCGACGACCGTGCGTTGGAACGGCGTCCCGCAGCCCACCACCTTCGTGTCGCCGACCGAGCTCACGGTGCCCGTCGCGATGACGGCGGCGCTCGAGCCGATGGAGGTCACCGTCGACGTCCAGCAGGGCGGCGGGCCCATCAGTAACCCGCTGACGTTCACGCTCTTGTCGATGGCGCCCGTGGCGGGGTGATGTGGGCGCTGCTGCTCCTGGCGCTCGTGGCCTTTGAGACCGAACGCGTCGCGGCCGCCAAGCTGGCGGCGTGGCGCGAGCCGCCCTATGGGGCGTGCCGGTTCGTGCAGGAGCAATTCGGGGCGACGCCGGACCCGTGGCAGGAGCAGCTGCTCATCGCCTTTGCGAATCCCACCATTCAACGCATCTCGCTCCAGGCCTGTGCCGGCCCCGGCAAGACCTGTGGCGAGGCCTGGTGCGGCTGGTATTTCCTCGCGACCCAGGCGAGCCGCGAAGGCACCGGCTACGAGCACCCGAAGGGCCTCGTCACCTCCATCACGGCGGTCAACCTGCGCGACAACCTGTGGGCGGAGCTCGCGAAGTGGCAGGCGCGCTCGGAGTTCCTGCGGACCGCGTTCACCTGGAACAAGGAGCGGATCGTCCAGAACGAGGCGGAGGCCACGTGGTTCCTCGCGGCGCGCACGTGGCCGAAGAACGGGACGTCCGACGAGCAAGGCCGCACGTTCTCCGGGCTGCACGGCAAGAACGTCCTGGTGCTCATCGACGAGTCGGGCGCGATCCCGCCGACCGTGCTGCGCGCCGGCGAGCAGGCGCTCGCGAACACGCACTTCGGGAAGATCCTGCAGGGAGGGAACCCGCTCTCGCTCGAGGGATGCCTCTATGAGGCCGCGGTGCGGCTGCGTCACCTGTGGCACATCATCCGGATTACCGGAGACCCGGCCGACCCGGAGGCCTGGGTCAATACCCCACGCGTGCAGGTGGTCGCACCCGGCCAGCAGTCGCCGCGCGCGTGGGCCGAGGAGCAGATTGCGACCTACGGCCGTGAGAATCCGTGGGTCAAGGCCTACATCCTCGGCGAGTTTCCGCCGACGTCCATCAACACGCTGCTCACGCTCGAGGAGGTCGAAGCGGCAATGCGGCGCGAGCTCATCCCCGACGACTACCAGTGGGCGCAGAAACGGCTCGGGGTCGATGTGGCGCGGTTCGGCGACGACCGCACGGTCATCTTTGCGCGGCAGGGGGCGAATGCGCGCGTGCCCAATTCCCCGGTCATCATGCGCGGCGTCCCCTCGACCGACATCGCGGCGCGCGTCTTCAGGGCGAAGGCGAAATGGCACTCCGAGGTCGAGTTCATCGACGACACGGGCCACTGGGGGCACGGGGTGATCGACAACCTGCGCGCGCAGCGGATCGCGAGCGCGACCCCGGTCGTCTTCCACGCGCGCGCCATCAATCCCCGCTACCGGAACCGGCGCGCCGAGATGTGGCTCGAGATGGCGGACGCCATCAAGCACGACGTCGCGCTGCCCGCGCACCTGCCGGAGCTGGTCGCCGAGCTCACGACGCCGACCTACACGTTCGGGAACGGCGTGTTCCAGCTCGAGGAGAAGGACCAGATCAAGCACCGGATCGGCCGCAGTCCGGACCTCGCTGATGCGCTCGCGTTGACGTGGGCGCAGCCGGACCTGCCAGGCGAGGTGCTGCAGCGGCTGGCGCACACGACGCAGGGCATGGTCGACATCGACTACGACCCGTATCGGCCAGGGGTGTGATGGCGCGCGAGCTCCTGCACGACGGCTGGCCGGTCGACGAGCCGAAGCTCAGACGCCTCGTGGGTGACGCGCAGGTCGAGGCGTGGCTCGCCGAGGGCGTGTTGCGCTACGGGGAGCCGGAGCCAGTGCGGGTGCTCGACGCGCCCGCGGAGGCGGGCCAGGGCTCGTCATCGTTGCCGCCCGGCCCTGGCGGCGCGAATGCGAACGGGGGCGGCCGATGACGCGGCGGAACGAGGAGCAACTCGGGCAGGCGCTCTTCTCGCGGCGCGACGAGGGGCCGCTCGAACCGGGGAACATCGACCTGGTGAAGCAGCCGCGCGTGAAGAACACGGACGGGTCGACGAGCACGGTGCGCTCGATGAGCATCAACGAGGACGGCGTCGAGATTCTGATCCCGACCGTGGCCCACGACGGCCGCGGCCTCCTCAGCGACAAGGACGCCATCGCGCAATGGCACCGCTCGGGCAAGCACCTGGGGAAGTTCCGCACGGCGGCGGAAGCCACCCGGTACGCGAAGCAGTTACACGACGCCTACGCGCGCGGGGACTATGAGCCCTGAGCGGGATCGGTTTTCTGAAGGAGGACGTGATGCCGGCATTCGTGACGCTGAAGCGGCGCAATGAGTCAGACGTCGACCAAGGGCCCATCCACATCAACCCCGACACCGTGGTGGCGGTCATGGGCGACGACGAGGACACGGTGGTGCAGGTGGCCGTCTCGACGGGCGTCGTCTACCGGGTTCTGCAGGTCGACCCGGAGGAACCGGACGCGCCGCCCGTCGTGCAGCGCCTGGGCGGGAGCGCGAGCCCCCCACCGAGCGCCAGCACGGGCGCCTCGTCGGCCCATCGCCTCCGGGGCGAGCGGTAGGTCCGCAAGGTGAGGCACGACCGCGCGACCAGGCGGGCCCCTGGTCAGGGGGCTGTGGGAGGACCGCGCCGGGCCCCGCGTGCGCCAGGGGGGAAGGCGCGCACGCCGAGGGCGGCGCGGGCCCCGCGGCCCCCGCGGCGTGCCTCGTAGGGCCTGACATGGACTGGGCGAGTTATGGGCTGGGCGTCCTGACGGGCCTGGCGGTGCTCTGTGCGCTGCTGGTGTGGTGGGGACGGCAATGGCGATAGGGAGCACGGGGATGGCGATGACGATCGGGCGCCGGGAGACGGACCTGGCGCAGACGCTGTTCGGGCCGGCCACGCCGGCGCGCACGTTGCCGTCGCGGCCGCAGACGTTTCTGACGCCGCCGCGGCCGCCGGTGGGCGCGCTCGCCCCGCCGGCGAAGAAGAAGAAACCCAGCACGACGGGCGTCACCGGCGTCACGACGCGTCCGGTGCGGGTCGGCCTGTTCGGCGGGTACTGACGCGATGCCGGCGACCGCGCTCGTCCGCACTGGGGCTCGATCGCACCCGTCCGGGCTGACGCGGCGCGCGCGCTTCGAGCAACTCAAGCAGGCGCTGCTGACCGAGCGGTCGTCGTTCGATGCCCACTGGCGCGAGCTCGGCGAGTATTTCTTGCCGCGCCGCACGCGGTTCTTCGTGCAGGACCGGAACAAGGGCGATCGCCGGTCGCAGAAGATCATCGACAGCGGCCCCCGCTTCGCGGCGCGCACGCTGGCCTCGGGGCTGCACGCGGGGCTGACCTCGCCGGCGCGGCCGTGGATGAAGCTCGAGACGCCGGACCAGGACCTCAACACCTACACGCCCGTCAAGGAGTGGCTGCACGTCGTCACGCAGCGCATGCTCGCGCTCTTCGAAAAGAGCAACCTCTACAACGTGCTGCCGGTCAGCTACGGCGACATGGGCGTGTTCGGGACCGCGGCCATGTCGGAGCTCGAGGACTTCGACAGCCTGGCGCGCTTCTACAGCTACCCGATCGGGTCGTACGTCGTGGGGCTCGACCACCGCGGCATGCCGTCGACGTTCATTCGGGAGTATCAGCTCACGGTCGAGCAGTGCGTCGAGGCGTTCGGCGTCGTGGGGAGTGACCCGCGGGACGTCGACTGGGCGACGCTCTCGACGCAGATCCGTGACGCGTGGCACCGGGGCGACTACCAGGCGCCGGTCGACATCACCTGGATTGTGACGAAGAACACCGACGCGTATGCGCCGGGGCGGCTCGAGGCGCGCTATCGCTACCCCTTCCGGTCGTGTCACTACGAGAGCGGCCGCGGCGACGCGGATTTCCGCGACGGGTATGGCCTGCTGCGCGAGAGCGGGTTCCGGCAGTTCCCGATCCTGGTGCCGCGCTGGGACGTGACGGGGGAGGACACCTACGGCGTCGACTCGCCGGGCATCACGACGCTCGGCGACACGAAGCAGCTGCAGGAGCAGCAGCGCGTCAAGGCGAAGGCGATTGCGAAGGCCGTCGACCCGCCGCTCAAGGGCCCGCACGAGCTCCGCACGCAGAAGGTGTCCCTCACGCCGGGGACCATCACCTACCTCGAGGACCCGCGCGTCGGCGGGCCCGAGCGCGGGCTGTCCCCGATTCACGAAGTGCGGCTCGAGGGCCTCGCGTTCCTGATTCAGGACATGAATGAAACGCGGCAGCGGGTGTCGCGCGGGTTCTACGAGGACCTGTTCCTCATGCTCGCGATGTCGCCCTACGGGCAGCGGGGCGGCGCGCCGATTACCGCACGCGAGGTGCAGGAGCGGCACGAGGAGAAGCTGCTGGCGCTGGGCCCGGTGCTCGAGCGGCTGAACGACGAGCTCCTCGACCCGCTGATCGAGCGCACGTTCGGCATCATGCTCGCGGTCGGTGGGGTGCCGCCGCCGCCGCCGGAGCTCGAGGGCATGGACCTGCGCGTCGAGTACGTGTCGATCCTGGCGCAGGCGCAGAAGCTCGTGGGCGTGAGTGGGCACGACCGCTTCATCCAGACCGCCATGGCGATGGCGCAGGTGTGGCCCGACGTGCGGCACAAGGTGCATGCCTTCCGCACGGTCGACGACTACGCGCAGATGCTCGGCGTCGACCCGCACGTCGTGCGCGAGGACGACGAGGCCGAGGCCCTCGCGGCCGCCGAGCAGCAGGCGGCGCAGCAGGCGCAGCAAGCCGAGACCTTCGCGAAGATGGCGCAGGGGTCCGCGGCGCTCGGGCAGACGCCGGTCAACGGCGGGACGTCGACGGCGCTCGACCAACTGACCTCGATGACGACGCCGGGCGCGTTGCCGGGTGGGGGCGGGGCCGTATGAGCATCCGCCACCGGCCGCCGGCGGGCCGGTCGCTCCGCATGGTGTCCCCGCTGACGCGGCTTGGGTTCCCCACGGACATCTTCGTCGCGCTGCGCGATGCCGGGTCGCTCTCGCCGGAAGACGTCGCGGGCCTGGGCTACTGGGCGCCGGTCACCGACGGCCTGGTGCCGCCGGAGCTCCTCTACGACAGCAACGGCGAGATTGTCATGGGCTTCGTGACACCGCCCTTCTAGCGCCATGCCGACCGTTCCGGACATTCATCGGCGGGGCACGCGTGCGGCGCAGGGGGCGGCGACGGCGCTCACGATCGGCACGCTGTGGTTCGTGACCGACGAGGGCGTCACGGAACGGTGGGCCGGCAGCAGCTGGGAAAGCTGGAGCGGCCTGGCCGCGCATGCGGCTGACCACGCGGCAGGCGGCAGCGACCCGCTGAAGCTCGATGACCTCGCCGCGCCCGATGACACCACGGACCTCAATGCGAGTGCGGCCGGGCACGGGCTGTTGCCGAAGCTCTCGGGCGTGGCGACGGAATTTCTCAGTGGCACGGGCGTGTTCGCGGCGCTCCCGGCGAGTGCGCCCGCCGCGCATGCGGCGTCGCACGCGGCCGCCGGGGCCGACCCGGTCGCGGTCACCGGCCTCGGCGGGTTCCCCGGTGGCACGGCCACGTTCCTGCGCGGCGACGCCACGTTCGCGACCCCGGCGGCCGCAGCGCCCGCCGCGCATGCGGCGTCGCATCACACGGGCGGCAGCGACCCGCTGACGACGCTCGATGCGGCGGTGCTCACGACGGGCACCGTGCCCGCGGCGCGCCTGCCCCCGCGTGTCGGCAGTGTCGGCCTGGTGATTGACGGTGGCGCGAGCGCGATCACGACGGGCGTCAAGGGGTTCCTCGAAGTGCCGTTCGCCGCGGTCATCACCGCGGTGACGCTGCTCTCGGCCGATGCCGCGGTGACGGCAGGCTCCATCGTGATCGACATCTGGAAGGCGCCGTATGCGAGCTATCCGCCCACGGTGGCGAACACGATCACCGCGAGCGCGAAACCGACCCTGAGCAGCGCGACGAAGAGCCGCGACACGACGCTCACGGGGTGGACGACCGCCGTGGCGGCCGGGGACATTCTGGGGTTCAAGGTCGACAGCGTCGCCACCCTCACGCGCGTCACGCTCGCGCTCACCCTGCAGGCGAGTTGACCCATGGCCCTGCTCTTCATGGACAGCTTCGATCACTACGCGACCGCCGACCTGCTGGAGAAGTGGACCCAGTCGTTCGCGACGACGAGCGTCTTCGTGACCATCCACGCGACCGCGGGGCGGCGGGGATCCGGCGCGTTGCGGACCCAGTGCAGCAGTGGGTCCGGCCAGCAGATGTGCCTGTCGAAGACCCTCAGCCCGGTCGATGCCACCACCTGCATCGCGGGCGTCGCCCTCTCGGTGCCGCCCGCGCTCGTTGGCACGGCGGGCTACCAGGTCCTCTCGGTGCGGCAGAACGCGACGTGCATGGTGTACGTGCGGCTCAACCAGGACTACACGCTCTCGGTGCTGCGGGGCGCGCACGGGAGCGGCGTGGTCCTCGGCACGACGACGGCCGTGCTCGCCGCGGGGACGTTTGTCTACGTCGAACTGAAGGTCGTGCTGCACGACACCGCGGGCACCGTCGACCTGCGCCTCAATAACGTCTCGGTCTTGAGCCTCACCAGCCAGGACACCGTGCCGACGAGCGCCACCGCGGCGTGGAACATCGTCGCGCTCGGGATGCAGGAGAACATCACCAGTTCGATCACCAGCAGTGGCGGGGCGTTGACGCACTTCGACGACGTCTACGTCTGTGACGGCAGCGGCGCGGCCCCCTGGAACAGTTTCCTCGGGGACGTGCGCGTCGATCCGCGCTATCCCACCGGGGCGGGCGCGACCACCGGCTGGACGCCGTCGGCGGGCGCGAACTGGGCCGCCCTCGACGAGACGGCCCCGAACGACGACAGCGACTACGCGAGCGCGGCCGCGGCGGCGCTGACCGACACCTTCGTCGTGCAGGACGCGCCCGTCGTGGGCGCGACGATCCTCGGCGTGCAGCACTGCCTCGCCCTGCGGAAGACCGACGCGGGGATCTGCACGGTCTCGCCCGTGGTCCGGCACAGCAGCGTCGACTATGCCGGGGCCGCGCTGTCGCCCGGCACCACCTACAGCTACGGCCTGCAGGTCGCGCAGGTCAATCCCGGCACGAGCGCGGCGTGGACCGAGGCGGGCTTCAACGCCGCCGAGTTTGGCTACACGCGGGTGACCTAACCGATGGCCGACGCACGCGTCACCCAGGTCGCCGTCGAAACGCTCACACTACCCCTGCCGGACGCGCGCGTCACGCAGACCGCGTTTGAACTGCTCACCCAGATCCCCGCGCCGTCGGCGCCGACGATCACGCTCGTCGCCGAGGTCCACACGGGCCGCGCGACGACCTCGACGAACGGCGGCACCAGTGCGGCGATTGATACGACCGGCGCCACGCTCATCGTGATCAGCGTGTCGTGGGCGTCGAATCCGATCACGCTCAGTGACTCGAAGGGCAACACCTGGACGGCGCTCACGCAGCGCACGTTCAGTTTTGACCGGCACCAACTGTTCTACCGCCTGACGCCGACCGTCGGCGCGGGGCACACCTTCTCGGTGACGGGGACGTCGATTGTGGCGGGCTGGCACGTCTACGCCTTTGCGGGGGTGGCGAGCTATCAGACCGAGAGCGGCGCCAGCGCGGGCTCCGGCAATAGCCTCGCCTGCGGCGCCGTGACCCCGACGCTGAACGGCGCGCTGCTCGTGACGGGCCTCTGCTCCGCGCCGACGGCGGCGGAAACGGATGCCGCGGGCCCTGAGGGGACCTGGGTCCGCACGCAGATCAGTTACGTCGCGAGCAATCAGATTCAAGCCAGTGCCGCCTACAGCTTCCAAGGGGTCGCCGCGGCGATCAATCCGACGTGGACGATGTCGGGCACGCCCGCGAACGTCTGTGTCGGCGCGGCCGTCTTCCTCCCGTCGGCCGTCACGCCCGCGGCGGCCGAACAGGTCCAGACGTTTGTCGTGCTGCCGGTGTAGCGATGATTGCGCGCGACTTCCGCCTTGCTCTCGACCTCGACGACGACCGCCAGGCGCGGTGGCTCGCCGAGAAGACCGCGGCGCGTGACCGGCGCGCGCGCGAGCTCTGGCACGCGGTGCTCAAGACCGCGGTCGGCCGCGAGTTCATCAGCGACGTGCTGTTGACCGCGCTCCGCTACCAGCAGCGCCTGGGCGACGGCACGCGCGAGGAGCTCTACTGCGAGGTGGCGCTCCATAACCTCGCGAGCGCGTGGATGCGGGACTACATCAAGGAGCACCGCGAGTACTACACACAGATGGAGCAGGAAGTGCGCGGGCGCGAGGCGCAGGACCGGCGGGAGCTCGAGGCGGCGCGCCGCCTGTGGACGCGGGCCGATGACACTGGGAGTACCAACGATGACGACGAATGACGCAGCGAGCCAGGACGGCGGGACCGGGACTGGCCAGGCGGCGACCGACGCGCAGCAGGGCGCGTCAGCGACGACGAGCGACACGACCCCCGCAGCCCCCGCCGACGCGTCGACGACGACGCCCGCGGACGGCACGGCGGCCGGGACCGCTCCGGCGCAGGGGACGCAGACAACGAGCGACGGCCAGACAGCCGGCGCCGACAGCACCGCCCCCGAGACGTTCGAGTTAGTGCTGCCGGAGCAAACGACGCTCGACCAGACCGACGTCGACGCCCTCGTGACGAAGGCGAAGGCGAAGGGTTGGACGACGGCGCAGGCGCAAGTGGCGCTCGACGAGTGGCATGCCGAGCTCGCCGAGCAACGCCGCACCCTCCGCACTGAACTTGAAGCCGACCCCGTGTATGGCGGGGCGAACCTCGAGGCGTCGCAAGTCTACGCCCGGCGCGCGCTCGACTTTGCGCTGCCGGCGACGACGCCGCTGGGGCAACGCTTCCGCGCGATGCTCAACAAGAGTGGGGAGGGTGACAGCTTGCTGTTCGTCGCCGCCTTCGCCCCGCTCGGGAAGGCGATGAGCGAAGACACCGGCCACGCGCACGGCAACCAGAGCCGCGTCAGCCAGGCGACCAGGCGGTCGCCGGCGGACGTCCTGTTTGGCGATGCGCAGGGGGTGGTGAAGCCGTAACCGGCCGCGCTCCTCGCCAGAGAGGGATGACCAATGGCGTTACTCGCTGCCCAGAACCCGACCCTGCTCGACTTGCAAATGGCGCTCGATCCGGACGACAAGATCGCCGCCATCATCGAGATTCTCAACCAGCAGAACGAGATTCTCGACGACTGGGTCATGCTCGAGGGGAACCTCCTCACCGGGCATCAGACGACCGTCCGCACCGGGATTCCGAACCCGACGTGGCGGAAGATTTACGGCGGCGTCCAGCCGACCAAGAGCACCAACGTGAAGATCGTCGACACCTGCGGCATGCTCGAGAACTATGCCGAGGTGGACAAGGCGCTCGCCGATCTGAACGGCAACACCGCCGCGTTCCGGCTCTCGGAGAACCGGCCGATTCTCGAGGGCTTCAACCAGGAAATTGCCAGCACGCTCTTCTACGGCAATGAGGATACGGAGCCGGAAGCCTTCACGGGCCTGGCGCCGCGCTTCAACACCACCGTCGCCGTCGAGAACGGCCAGAACATCATCAAGGCCGGCGGCACGGGCGGCGACAACACGTCGATCTGGCTCGTCGTCTGGGGCGACTCCACCGTCCACGGCATCTATCCCAAGGGGAGCAAGGCCGGCTTCCAGATGAACGACAAGGGGCAGGTCACGATCGAGAACGTCGACGGCGCCGGCGGGCGCATGGAAGCCTATCGGACGCACTACCGCTGGGACGTCGGGCTCACGGTGCGCGATTGGCGCTACGTCGTCCGCATCGCGAACATCGACCTGAGCGACCTGGTCAAAACGGGCGCGACGGGCGCCGACATCATCGATCTGATGACGCAGGCGCTCGAGCTCGTGCAGTCGCTGACCGTCGGGCGCCCGGCCTTCTACTGCAACCGCAGCATCAAGAGCATGCTCCGGCGGCAGATCGTCAACAAGGTCGGCAATGCGACGCTGACCATGGACACCGTCGCGGGCAAGCATGTGATGACGTTTGACGGCGTCCCGGTGCGGCGCTGCGATGCGCTGCTCAACAACGAGGCGCTCGTCCCGTAAGGGCGTCGAGTCTCAGGCCCCACACAGAAAGGATTGGCACCATGATTCTCGACGAACGCACGGAATTTGCCGACGCCACGGCCCTGGCCCTCTCGACGGGCCGCGGCAACGTGGGCGACGTGATCCCGCTCTCGCAGGCACGCAACGTCGGCTCGCCACCGCGGCCGCTCTACCTCGTGGTCCAGGTGACCACCGCGATCACGGGGCCGACGAGCGTGGCCTTCGAGCTCGTGAGCGATGCGGTGAACCCGCCGGCCACCGATGGTTCGGCGACGGTGCATCTCGCCACCAAGTCGATCCCGGTGGCGAGCCTCACGGCGAACGCGGTCCTGGCGGTGCTGCCCTTGCCGGGCGAGCCGCCGGCCTACGAGCCCTATCTCGGGCTCCAGCAGAACGTCACCGGCAGCGCCGTCGGCGCCGGCGCGGTGAACGCGTTCCTCGTGCATGACCCGAAGCAGTGGAAGGCGTACGCGGACGCCATCTGACCGTCAACGCACCACCCAGCGGAGGCGCGGGCCCGGGTCCGCGCCTCCCGATGAAAGGACGCCCCCGATGGCGACGCCCCCTGATGAGACCCCCGTCCGCGTGCGTGCGAAGTTCATGGGCTTCTATGGCGGCTCGCGCGTGCGGCCCGGCCAGACGTTCACCGTGAAGCGGTCCGAGCTCGCCAAGTGGATGGAGCCCGTCACCCCGGACGCGCCGGACGAGCTCGCGGCGGCGCGCGAGGCGTCCCCGACGCAGCGGGGCCCGGGGGGCACGCTGCCGAAGGCGCGCCAGCACCGTCCGCCGCCCGGCGGGCGCCAGGGGCTCGAGCCCGACAGCGGGATTTAGGGGTTCCCTCGTTCACGCACGCGATCAAGGCGCAGGCCGATGGCAAAAACGCAGGTCCTCGAGTTCACGATCCATCTGCGGGATGCGGTCCTCGTGACCCAGCTGCAGGCGATGCTCGTCGAGCCATTCGTGCCGCCGCCGGGGCTCTATCCCATCATGCGGATGCCCTACGGCGGGGGCCTCGCGGTCCTGCGCGCGCCCGTGTTCGCGGCCACCGAGTTTGCGACCAAGGCCGGCAGCGCCACCCCGCTCCCGCTCGTCGAGGCGGGCGCGCCGATCCCGACCGGGGGCGCCGGCTACATCACCTGCCCCTGGTTCATCCCGACCTACAGCGGCTACCCGCGCGACCAGGTGCAGTTCACGCAGAAGGACGGGTGGTGGATTTTTGGGTCGACCACGAAGTTTCTGTGGGCCGGACGCATCGCGCTCGCGCCGGGCGCACCGGTCGGGCCCGGCCTGGGCACACCGAGCGACGAGATTCCCGTCGCCAGTGGCGGGGGCTTCTCCGAACGCTTCTGGGTCCACGGCATGGAGCAGTGGTTCGCCGGGGAAGCGGGCGGCGTCGGCGGCTCCGGGTCGCCCGTCCTCAACCGGCGGTGTTTCGCGGCGTCGCGCACGGGCGATGGCACCGGGTCGCGCTACATCCAGAACAACGTGGCGACCAAGTACGACGCCTACGACCTCCTCGGGTCGCAGCCCGGCCTGAAGGACCTCTGGCAGCGGTTCTATGTCCGGCCGCTCCGCTACCCGTCGTCGACGGCACCGTTCTGGCTCGCGGACGCGCGGGGCGGGGGCGACCCGGCGTTCCTGTTGGGCTGCACGACGACGGGGCAGTTCGCCCTCTTCAGCAAGACCCAGGGCAGCGCCACGCCCGTCTTCCTGTCGGCCTTCGGCCAGATGACGCTCGACCGCTGGACGCGGGTCGATTGTTTCCTGCACGTCACGGGGGTCCGCACGCTCAGCGTCGAGGTGCGCCTGAACGGGGTGCTCGGCGGGTCGGGCAGTGTCGTCGCGGGCATTGCGACGACCGTGTCGGGGATGCACGAGCAGTTGCTCGGCTGCGGGGTCACCAACGTCGATACCGACCTGGAGATGGACTTCGACGACTGGATTGGGGCGCGCTGCCCGGTCACCCAGTCGGCCAACCTGCCGTTCTGGGACCCGGCGACGACGTATGCGGTGGGCGCGGTCGTGCGCTACAACAGTCTGACCTACATCGCGCTCGCGGCCTCGACGAACGTGCCGCCCGGCGGCGCCGCGAACGCGTCGTGGGCGCTCGTGGGCGACCCCGCGGACCTGACGCACGGGTCGCACGTCGTGCGCGTCGTGCCGGACGGGTTCGGCCCGAACCACAACCCGGCCTGGGTGGGCGATTTTCGCCTCCTGGCCCAGCGCACCCTGCTCTACGCGGGGCACACGGGCGAGGTCCTCACCACGTCGACGCCGAATGCGGTGCTGGAGGCGACGCTGCCGCTGGCGAACGTGGTCGACATCATCCCGACCAGTCTCGGTATCGCCGCCTGGCGCGTGATGGTGTTCAGTCGCCGGGGGGACCCGGTCACGACCCTGAGCAAGCTGGGGTATCAGATTGGCAGCGCGGCCCCGGTGCTCGTCGACATCGCCGACCTGGCCTCGAACGGCCTCATGCAATACGCGGCTGTCACCGGCAGCGTCGGCAGCGGCGCGCTCCTCCCACGGGGGGAAACGCTGCGCCTGCGCTACGAGAAGGCGAACGAAACGACCGTCTGCGCGGTGTCGGCCCTCGTCGCGAGTGTCGAATGCATCGGCACCTTCGGGCCGGAGGATGCGCCGCCCGCGGTCGCGGCGTCGCTCACCTTCCCGCACCCCGCCCCGGTCCACCTGACGCAGCACCCGTGGGTGCCGTGGGCGCGGGACCTGCTGCCGCTCGGCCCGGTGCTCATCATCGGCGGGACCTACACCGGCACGGGCGCGGGGCAGGACCTGCTGTTCCCGTTGCCGCTCGCCTGGCTCACCGTGCGCGCGGTGGCGACCAGTCATAGCGTCTACCGGTGGTGGCCGTCGTCGCTCTTCGCGCATGTCGGCCTCAACCAAAAGTCGGACGACGGGTTCACGCTGCACATCGACCAGGACCCGGCGTTTGTCCCGACGGGGCCGCTCGCCGATCAGCAACTGCAGTTCCGCGTCCGCATCGGCGCCACGCGGATGAACACCGCGGGCGTCGTGTATCAGTACTGCGCGCTGCTCGACCCGGCGGGGCGCTTCGCGCGCGGGTTCGCGACGTCCGGCCGCCCGCTGGGCGCGCTGCCCTTGCCTGGCGTGCCGCGCACCTGGCCGCTCGACGACCCGACGTTCCTGCCCGAGGTGAGCTATCACTGGAGCGAGGGCGTGTTCCCCATCGGCGGCGACCCGACGCCGCGGTGCGGCTGGAAGACGCCGGGCCATGCCGCGGGCGATGTGACCGACCTCGACGGCGCCTTGATTGCCGGGGGGCTGACGTTTGGCACCGGGTCGCTGACGCTCGGCGCGGGCTGCACCCCCGACACCGCCGACGACCTGCCGTTCATGCTGTTCCGGCGGGCCGACGGCAATGTGGGCACGGCGGGGAAGGTGGTGTTCGCGGGGAGCTATGTCGGCGACGGCGCCGCCTCGCGCACGATCACCTTCGGCACCACCGGCAACCGGCCGCTCTATGCCCACGTCGGGGCGTTCACCAACGACACGCAGTTCCACCGCGACCCCAGTCATACCGGCGCCAACAGCACCCGGTTCGCGGGCGACACGACGACGTTTACCGACGCCATCACGGGCGGCGCGCCGGACACGATTCTCGTCGGGTCGCGCCTCAACGCCAACGGGGTCACCTACGGGTTCTTCGGCCTCTATGGCGGGCCGATCGGCAACAGCAGTGGCTGGTCCCTCAACGGCACCTACGTGCCCGTGCCGGCGGATTCGAACAACCCGCCCGGCTGGGTGGAGCCGGACGTCATCCTGCCGCCAGACGACGGCGGCGGCGGCGGGGGCGAGGAACCCGGTGAGGACCTCGACCCCGGGGCGCCGACGACCGACCTGGGTGTGGCGTGCGAGGCTGCGTCGCGCCGGATCGTCAACATGGCGCTCACCGAGATCGGCATCACGAAGGCGATCGAGAACCTCGCGACCGAAGTCTCGCAGGAGGCGGTGACGGCGCGCCTGATCTACCGCACGCTTGTCGATACGGTCCTGCGCGACTTCCCGTGGAATTTCGCGACCGAGTACGCCACGCTCGCGCGGGTCGCCGGCTCGATCGAGAGTCCCGTGAACGCGGACTGGACCTACAGCTACCGCTTGCCGCTCGACTGTCTGCGCGTGCGGCGTGTGTGTGACCCGAGCCAGGCGCGGCGCTATACGCCCAGCCCGATCCCCTTTGACCAGCGCAGTGTCGACCTCGGGCAGACCGACCTGCTGCTCTGCAGCGAGCCGGGCCTGACGCTGCCGCGCGACGCCGCGGTCATCATCGAATACACCCGGCGCATTGCGTGTCCGGCGCGGGTGACCGACGCGCAGTTCCGGCAGTGCCTCATCTTCCGTCTAGCGGCCGGCCTAGCGAAGGGCCTCGGGCGCGACGCGGCGGATGCTGACCGGTGCCTCCGCAATTACCAGGTCGCGCTGCCGAAGGCCAAGACGCAGCACGCCAATGACCAGGAGCCGCAGCTGCCGGTCGACGGCCTGCCCTCCTGGCTGACGGGACGCTGATGGGCCAGCCCGTCATTCTGCGGTCGTTCGCCGGCGGCGAGCTCTCGCCGAGCCTCTGGGCCCGGGCGGACCTTGCGTGGTACCAGCAGGCGCTCCGCAGCTGTCGCAACTTTGTCGTCCGGCGCGGGGGCGGCGCCAGTAACCGCACGGGGTTCCAGTACGTCGCGACGGCGAAGGGGACTGAGGTGTATCTGTTCCCGTTCGTGTATGCGGCGGCCGACCAGAGTTTTGTCGTCGAGGCCGGCGCGAACTACTTCCGGTTCTATCGTCGCGGCGCGCCGGTCACCGTCGATGGCGTGCCGTTCGATGGGCTCGCCGACTACGTGCCCGGCGACGCGGTCGTGTCGGTCGGGGTGACCTACTACTGCATCGCGCCCGTGAGCCATGTGCCGCCGCCGGACGTCCGCTACTGGCATGCGCTCACGGGCACCCCGCCCATCCTCGAGCTCCCGACGCCCTACGGGGTCAGCGTCTTCCGGCCGCCCTCGCCGCTCTACTGGCACCAGGCCGAGCGGATCGTGACGCTGACACACCTGACCCATCCGCCGCGCGAGCTCGTCTACGAGAGCGCGACGCGCTGGAGTCTCCGCACGCTCCCGGTCGTGCCCACGATTCCCCCGCCGACGGGGCTCACGTTCATTCACGGGGTGACGAAGCCCGGGAAGACGCTCCGGTGGGTCGTCACCGCCGTCGAGGCCGAAACGTATCAGGAGTCGGAAGCCTCGGCGATTCTCGTGGGCACGGGCGTCGACATGGCGAAGAACGAGCCGGGCTATCGGCACCAGCTGCTGTGGACCGCGGTGCCGGGCGCCATCGAATACAACGTCTACCGCGACGATGCCGAGAACACGACGTTCGGCTACATCGGCACGGCCACGGGGCAGACCACGTTCTTTGACATCGGGCAGTTTGCCGACCTCGCGCTCACCCCGCCCGTGTCGCGGCCGCTCTTCGACGCGAGCCTCGACTTTCCCGCGGTCAACGCCGTGCATGACCAGCGGCGCATCTTCGCCGGCACGGCGCGCCAGCGTGACATCGTGTATGCCTCGCGGATCGGGCAGCAGTCCAATTTCCTCTACCGCTCCCCGGGGCAGGACGATGACGCGCTCACCTGGCGCACCGTCTCGAAGGACCTGCAGGCCGTCGTGCATCTGGTCAGCCTGACGCGGCTCGTCATGCTCACCGACCGCGGCGAGTGGGTGATTCACGGCGACAGCGACGGCGTGCTGCTGCCGACGGCCATCAATCCGAAGCAGCACGGGTATGTCGGGGCCGGCTGGACGCCGCCGGTCGTCTACGGGGAACGCGTGCTCTTCGTGCAGGCGCGCGACACCATCCTCCGCGAGATGCGGTTCTCGACCGAGGCCGAGGGGCTGACGGGGCGCGACCTGACCGTCTATGCGGACCATCTGTTCCGCGGCCAGGCGCTCACCAGCATGGCCTTCGCGCACATCCCCGACGCGGTCGTCTGGGTCGTCCGGGCCGACGGCCTGCTGCTTGGCCTGACCTACATCCCCGACGAGGACGTGCTGGCGTGGCACCGGCACGACACGCGGCATGGGGTCTTCAAGCAGGTGTGCGTCATTCCCGAGGACCTGGAAGACGCGGTGTATGTCGTCGTCGAGCGGACACTGCCGGCGGGCGTCGTCCGCTACATCGAGCGCCTCGCGACCCGCGAGCCGCCCCCAGCGAGCGGCGCGCCGTGCTACCTCGATGCGAGCAAGACCTACACGGGCGCCCCGCGCGTGGCGCTCGACGGGCTCCAGCACCTGGCGGGCGTGGCCGTGCGCGTGTTCGCGGACGGCGTCGCGCTGCCGGACCCGTTCGTGGTCTCGAGCACCGGCACGGTCCTGCTCCCCGTGGGCGCCTCCGACATTCATGCGGGCCTGCCCATCACCGCCGAGATCGAGTCGCTCGACCTCGATGTCCCGCGCTCGGGCGTGCGCGACCGGCGCAAGAAGGTCACCGCGCTCGCGCTGCTGCTCGAGGCGAGCTACCGCGGCTTTTATTGCGGGCCGGACCCCCAGCACTTGCACCGGGTCACGGCGGCTGAGTGGGAAGTGAACGACGAGCCGTTCACCGGGCGCGTCGAGCTCGCGCCGACGACCTACTTCAATGACTACGGCCGCGTGTTCCTGCGGCACACGGAGCCGACCCCGCTCACACTCATCGGCTGGATGCCCCACGTCGACATCGGAGGGTAACGACCATGTTCTTCTTGCTGCCGTTGGCGATTGGCTTGATGGCGGGCGGCACCGCCCTCTCCGTGCGCGGGCAGCTGAAGGCCGGCGCGGAGCAATCACGGCTCGGCCTGGTGAACGCGTCGCTCGCCGACCTGCAGGCGCAGGACGCGACCCTGCACGGGGAACAGGAGGCGAGTGCCCTCCGGCGCCAGGCGCTGTCCCTGATCGGGTCGCAGCGCGCCGGCTACGCCGGCCAAGGCGTCGACGTCTCGCTCGGGACACCCCAGCAGGTGCGCGAGGACGTGCGGAAGCTCTCGCAGAGTGACATCGCGCGCATTCGCCAGAACGCCGAGCGCGAGGCGCTGGGCTACCGCACCGAGGGCGCGAACTACCGCCGTGGCGCGTCCTATGCCCGCTCCGCGGCGCGCTGGGGCGCGGCCAGCACGATCCTCGGCGGCGCGGCCGAGAGCACGCTCCTGCTCACCCGCTACGGGTGGGATACGAAACAGAAACCGAGCTGAAACCGATGCGCGTTGACCGCTACACGCCCGACCAGGTCCGCACGCGGCCGCTCGCCGACACCAAGCTCGGCCCGATGCCGACGGCCGAGACGTTCGGCGCCGGGCTCGGGCAGACCCTCGGCCAGGCGGGCGGGGCCGTCGCGCAGGAGGCGCTGCGGCAGCGCGCCGAGCAGCAGGCGCGCATGGACGACCTGGCGGTCACGACCGCCGAGCGGCAGTTCAACCAGCTCGAGTCCGTCTATCTCCACTCGCCCGACAAGGGCATCCTCCACATGGTCGGGAAGACGCCCTACGAGCGGCGCGACACCGCGTTCGAGGAGTGGGACCAGCAGGCTGGCGAGATCGTCAAGGCCGCCACGACCGAACGCCAGCAGGCGGCGCTCACGCGCATGCAGTACCAGCGGCGCGCGTCCTTCGTCGACCGCGTCAACAACCACGCCTCGCAGCAGTTCCAGACCTACGAGGCGAAGGAATACGACGCCGCGCGCCTGTCGACCGTCAACACCGCGGTGGCCGCCGCCGACGGCACGCCGGACGGGTTCCGCGCCATCAGCGAACAGTTGCAGCGCCAGGGCGAGATCGTGCTCCAGATGAGTGCGCGCCTCGGGTACGGGCCCGAGCAGCAGGCGAAGCTCCTGCAGGACACCCGCGCGCTGACGCATGTCGGGGTGATCGAGCAGCTCATCTCGAAAGAACAGGACGTCCAGGCCGAGGCCTACTTCCAGAACGTCGTCGCGCGCAAAGAACTGACCGAGGGGCAGGAAGCCAGTCTCCGCACGAAGCTCGAGGTGAGTAGCCGGGAGTCGAAAGCCTTTGCCACCGCGAACGCGCTCTATGAGCAGCATGCCCCGGCCCCCGGCGACGACGTCACCCCGTTTCCGTTAGACGTCGCCGAACGTGAGGCGCGGGCCCTTGCCGGGAACGATCCCAAGTTGTACCAGCTGACGGTGAACTACCTCCGCGATCGGAACGCCGGCGTCGAAGCAGCGCGGGCGGACCGGAAGAGTGCCAGGGCCACGACCGTCTGGGCCGCGATTGACCGCGGGGCGTCGGAGGCGGCGGTGCGCCAGCTGCCGGAATACCGGACGAATCCTGGCGAAATGCATTGGGTGTCGGAACACTTCCAGCAGCAGCGCGACCGCGCATTGAATCGGGCCCTCGCGGCCGATTCCCGCGCCAGGGCGGCCGCGGACCGGGCGGAGCGGGAGGCGGAGAAGAAGAGCTGGAGTGCCTACTACACGTTGTTGGTCGATCCGACGACGTTTGCGAAGCTGCCCGAGGGCGACGTGGCGAAACTGCTCCCGACCCTCGGACCCGAGGTCACCGCGAAACTCGTCAGCCAGCACCGGCAACTGCAGAACGCCACCGCCCTGAGCACTGCCACGATCGATGCCGACCAGTTCAAAACGATCGCGTTCAACAACGGCGTGCCCTGGATCTATGACAAAGACCTCTCCACGGAGCAAAAGGCCAACGTCGGCCGGTTGCAGCACATGGTCCAGGAGGAGATCGCCCGGCAGGAGAGCGGCGGCAAGAAGCTGAGCTATGAGCAAAAGGGGGCCGCGATGAAGCAGGTCCTCGACCAGAAGGTGACCCTCACCCCCGGCGGGTGGACGGGCTTCTGGTATGGCCCGACGGAGGTGAGCGTTGCGCTCGTCGCGAACCCCGAGGACCAGCAACGCGCCCGCGTCCCGCTCAAGCACATCCCCACCGACTACCTCCCGAGCGTGCTCAACACCTTACGCGCCGTGCGCCCGTGGCTCGCGAAGCAAGACGATGACTACCTGACCACGCACTTTCGAGATGTGCTCGAATCGGCGGCGGCCGCCTGGCTGCTGGGGCTGGGGGATGAGGAGGTTCTGAAGCGGCTCAAGGGGACGCCGTAGCGGTGGCCCAGCAGTCGTCCATCTTTGCGCCCCTGGTCGACCCGGTCGCGCCCGAGCCGGTCACGCCCTCGCCCCTCGAGCCCGGCGGGCCGAGGCTGAAGCCCCCGCCCTCCTCGATTTTTTCCAGGCCGAGCGACGACACCGAGCTCGCGCGCACCGTGGGCGCGGCGCAGACCGCGAGCCCCGACACGGCCGCCCGGATCCTCGCCGTGCAACGCAAGACCGGCTTCCCGGGTCCGGTCATCGAGCGGAACCTGGACGCGCTCGAACGGCAGGTCGCCGCGAAGGACTTCGATGCGGCACGGGTCCGCCGGGAGAGCCCGCACCTGGCGGCCTGGCTGCAGGAGGACGCGCAGCAGGCGGCCATCGCCAATGACGACCTCGCGAACATGGGCCTGCTCGAGTGGCTGGTCACGGCGCCGCAGCGGGCGCTGAAGCGGGGCGTCGCGCAGGTGGAGTTCGGGCAGCTGCGGGCGCAGAGTCTGTTCCGCCCGCTCACGGACGCGGAGCACCGGCGGCTCGCGGGCCTGAAGGCCGAGATGGGGGCGGGGGGTGGGCTCGGGGCGCAGGACTCGTGGTTCCGGGGCGCGGTGGCTGGCGCGGCGGAGCAACTGCCGATCCTCTGGGGGGCGCTGGCGCTCGGCGCCGAGCGTGCCGCGGTGGCCGGCCCCGCCGCGGGCGCGGTGACCGCGCTGGTCGCGTCGCCGGCGTCGCCCATCACGGTCCCGCTCATGACGGCCGCCGGCCTCACCGCCGGCTTTCTCGAGGGCGGCGCGGAGTTTGGCTTCCAGCTGGAGGCCGGCCTGGCCTACGACGAGTATCTGGACGTCAAGGACGAGCTCGGGCGCACGATTGACCCGGATGTCGCCAAGGCGGCCGCGCTGGCGACGGGCCTCGTCAACGCGGGCCTCGAGGTCGTCGGCCTCGAGCGCCTCGCCGCGCAGTTCCCGGGCGTGCGGCAACTGAAAGGCGCCCTGTCCCGCACGGCGGTGAAGGAGGCCCTGCGGTCGCCGACCGTGCGGGCGGCCCTCGGGCAGGCCGTGAAGGCCTACGGGGGCACGCTGGCGGCCGAGACGAGCGTCGAAATGGCCCAGCGCGCGGTGACGATTCTCAGTGGCGAGATTGCCAAGGGCGTCAGCGGGGTGGAGCGACGCCCCGCCGGGGACATCGGGGCGGACGTCCTGCGGGAAGGCGTGCAGGCGGCGCAGGCGTTCTCGCTCCTGTCGGTGCCGGGCCCGGCCCTGAGCCTGCGCGCGGACGTGCGGGCGGCGCGCCAGGCCGAGCTCTCCCAGACGTTCTTCACCGCGCTCGGGGACGGCGTCACCCAATCGAAAACGGCGACGCGCCTGCCGGCGGCGCTGCAGGACTTCCTCGGGAAGGCCACCAAGGACGGCCCCCTCACGGACGTCTACGCCCCGATCGACACCTGGACGACCTACTGGCAATCGAAAAACCTCGACCCGGCGGAGATGGCCACGGAGCTCACCGGCGATCCGGAGGCCTACGTGCGCGCGCAGCAGCAGGGCACAGACCTCGTGATTCCGACCGCCGCGTATGCCACGAAACTCGCCGGGACGCCGCACAACGCCTTCTTCGCGCAGGAGCTCCGCCTCGCCCCGCACCTCCCCAACGGCCGGGAGAAAAAGGCGATCGAGGCGCGGCTCCAGGCGGCCGCCGCCGACGCCGCGCCGACGCCAGGCGAGGCCTCGCCGGCCCGTCAGGCGCTGTTGTCGGAGCTCGAGGCGCGGGGGCTCGCGCCGGACGAAGCGGCGCGCGTGGCGGACCTCCACGCGGCGGTGATCGGCACCCTCGGCGAGCGCGCCGGCCAGACCGAGGCGGCCCTCGTCGCGGACTACCCGATCGCCGTCACACGGCCCGGCTACGAGGGGCTCGAGACCGGTCAGCCGGTCCCCGGCATTCCCGCCAGCACCGCCCCGGCGACCGAGACCCCGGAGCAACGGGGCGCGCGGCGCGCCGGCCACTATGCCGCACTGACCAGGTTTCTCGTCCGCGACGCGGTTCGGCAGGACCCGGCGGTCGATGTGGCGGCCCTCGAGGACCAGATCGCGTTCCGGCTCGCCATGCACGAGGCCGGTGTCGAGGCGATGACCGAGAGCGGCGAGGACCCCGGGAACCTGTTGCGCGCCATTGCGGAGGCCGGCGGCATCTCGACCAGCGCAGTCGAGGGGGAGTTCCGCGAGTGGGCGGAGGAGGGGTTTGACGCACGCCGGCGCGGCACGGTGCTGACGCGGGGCGGTGCACGCACCCAGACGTTCGGCCCGCGCACGTGGCAGGGGGTGCCGGGTGTCTTCACCACCGAGGGCGTGACGCCGGAGCTCATGGCGGAGCGGCTCCGTGAGGACCCCCGGTTCGCACACATCCTCCAGCCCAACGACCTCGCCGACGTGATCAGGGAGGCCCTCGCCCCTGACGCCGTCCAGGCGGACGTGCGCCGGCTCCCGGGCACGGCGGACCTGCCGGCGCTCGGGATCCGTCCGGGCGAACGCTGGTGGGACCAGGCCGGCCCCTCGCGCGAGGAGGCGGGTGCTGGCGAGGGGGAGCTCGGGGATGCGGTCGACACCGGCGAGGGCGACACGTCGTTCGAGTACGAACAGGGCCCCGTCGCCGAGGCCGCGACCACGGCGGCAGCGGTGCAGGACCGACTCACCGAGGAGTTCCCCGGCGTCGAGGTGCAGCTCGTTGACCGGAGCAACAGCTACTCCGGCACGGTCTGGTATCTCGACACCATCCGCCTGCCCCCGGCGCAGCAGCGACGCGGGACCGGGACGCAGGTGATGCAGCGGCTCACGGAGATGGCGGACGCGCAGGGCGCCACGCTCGCCCTGACGCCCGACAGCAGCTTTGGGGCGAGTGTGCCGCGGCTGAAGCGGTTCTACGCCCGCTTCGGCTTCATCCCGAACCGCGGCCGTCGCGCCGACAACGCGATTACCGGCGCGATGCTTCGGCGGCCGGTCGCGCCGGAGACGACCAGGGCCCGTGCACGGGAGATTGTCGAGACGGTCCGCACCGCGCCACGCACCAGGTCACTCGCGGAGTTGCGCGACGCAGGGTTCGATACGTCCCGCCCGCTCTATCACCAGACCGCGCAGAGCAATGTGGCGGCGATTCTCGAGGAAGGCTTTGACCTGGGGAAAGGCCGGGCCCGCCTCACCGATGAGGGCGTACCCGACGGCGTCTTCCTGAAGCCGACGGCCGCGGACATTGGGGTCGGGGCGATGGGGGGCGAGGCCGCGCAGATCCCGGTGTATCTCCGCGCGGGAGAGACTCGCACTTTTCCGGATCGTGCCGCCCTCACGGCCTTTCTCGAGCGCGATGCCACCTATCGGGACCTGGCGGCCGAGGTGCGTCTCTACGATCGCGAGCAGGCGCGTCGGTTCGATGAGGTCGAGCGCGCCAACCGGCCATTGCCTGAGGAGCGCCGGGCCGCCGAGGCGATCCTCGATCAGCAGGAGGCCTTCCTCAACGCATGGAAAGCGGGGCTCGTCGAACGTGCGACGGCCGCGCGCCAGCGGGCGACCGAGGTCTTGCGATCGCAGGGCATCGACACCGTGGTCATCGAGCGCGACGCCGGCAGCTTCGGTCGGGCCACCGAAACGGTCATCGCGATGGCCGGCGATCAAATCGCCTCGGCTGATGACCCGGTGGGGCGCACGCTCTTCCAGACGGGGAACGCGGCGGCGGCGGCCGCCGCCGTCGAGAACGTCGCGGCCCTCGACGCGATGGGGCCGAAGGTCGCGGCGGCGGGCCAGTTCCCACGCCGGCGTGACCTCAAGCTCCGGATGCAGGAGGTCGTGCAGCAGGCCGCGGTGGCGGCGGGCGCCAGCCTGGACGCCGCCACGCCGGAGGGCCACGCCTACCTGGTCAACATTGCGCTGCGCGATGTGCTCACGGCACTTGAGGCCAACAGCAACGCCGTAGGCTGGTATGACGAGAAGACCCAGCAGGCCCTCGCCGTGGCGGCGCTCATCTACCCCGAGCTGAACACCGACGAAAACGCCCGGTTCGCGTTCACCTACGCCCTGGCGGTGCATTCGAACGGGTTGACAGTCGACCAGAACTTCACGATCGCGGATGCCGCGTATCGCCGGTATCGCAAGACCGGCAAGATGCCGACGCACCTCGGCATCGGCGTCGCCAGAAAGCAAATGAAGAAGGCGACGCAGCTCTTCAACGCGAAGGTCGCCGAGTATGGGCTCTCGGAGTTCCGCCGCTTCATGATGACGGAGTTCACGGTCAGCGAGCTCCGGTTGCTCGGCTTTGATGTCGCGGGCGAGGCGGCGGAGACGGTCGTCCGCGGCGCGGCGGTCATCGGCCCGAAGATCGGCAACGGGTTCTTCAGCAACCTGAACGGCTTCTTCGATGCGCTCACCATGGACCGCTGGCTGGTCCGGACCTGGGGGCGCTGGACCGGGAAGCTGTTCTACGACACCACGGTGTTGGTGCCCGCGGGGCGCGCGCGGCTCCAGGCCGGCGTGCAGCGCCTGCTCACGGAGGACCCGCACCAGGCGGCGGCGTTCAGCACGCTCGTGGGGATCGACCTGGCGACGGTCGAGACGCCGGACGAGGTCGACGCCCTCGGGAAGACCATCCGCAAGAAGAGTGAGACGCCGGCGCGGCGGGAGGAGATGTCGGCCACGCCCCTCGCGGACGAGGTCCGCCTCGCCGGCAATAACCTGGGCGCCCATCTCGATGGGCAGAAGGAAGTCCCTGACAATCCGGAGGAGCGCAACCAGATCCGCGCCGTGTTTGACCATGTGCTGGAGCAGCTTCAGCATATCGGCTATACTGGGATGACGATCGCGGATTTGCAGGCGCTGCTCTGGTATGCGGAGCGGCGGCTGTATGACACCGGCACCTCGGAAGACGAGGTGTCGGCTGGCTACGAAGACCTCGAGGCACCGGACTATGCGAACGCGGCGAGTGCCCTCGCGCGTTCCAAGGGGATTCCGCAACATGAAATCGACGCAGCCGTTACCGGAGCTACTCGAGCAGACCGTGAATCCGTTGAGCGCGCAGGAGCTCCACGACGAGGCGTTCCTGAAGATGCCGCTGCGGCGGACGCCGGCGCAGGTCCGGAGGGACAAGCAGCTGCTCGAGGGCTTGCTCCAGCGGAACGACAAGCCTTCCTTGCGCGATTCGGCACAGCCCCCCACCGGCGAACCGTCCACCTAACGCCGACGCTGGAACGCGAGGCGCGCAGCGATCCCGCGCACCGTCTCTACTTCCAGCCCGTTCTCGAATACGCCCAGCCGCGCAAAGGCCGTGGCCAGCGCGGCTTCATCAAGTTCGCCGCCGGCCGCGGCCCGCGTCGGTTCGAGATCGGGCTATTCAAAGCGGCCGACCCGTCCACCCCGCTCCATGAGCTCGGGCACGCCTACCTCGAGATTCTCGGGGACCTCGCCGGCACCCTCGCCGCGCAGGACCAGGCGACGCTGAGTGCGACGCAGCAGAAACTGGTCACCGACTACCAGGCGTTCCTGTCGTTCCTCGGGGTGTCGAGCCGCGACGCGATCACGACGGAGCATCACGAGAAATTTGCGCGCGCGTTCGAAACGTATCTCTTCGAAGGGAAGGCCCCGTCGGTCGAGCTCCGCTCGGCGTTCGCGTCGTTCGCCGCCTGGTTGAAGCGCGTCTACCGCTCGATCCGGGCGCTCGACGTCGAGCTCTCCCCGGAGGTGCGCGGCCTGTTCGACCGCCTCGTCGCAACCGACGAGGCGATCGCCGCGGCGCAGAGTGAGACAGCGGTGGCGCCGCTCTTCACCGACGCGCAGTCGGCCAGCATGACCGACGAGGCGTTCGCAAAGTATCAGGACGAGGTGCGCGAGGCGCACGCCCGCGAGGAGGAGACACTCCGGACGCGCGTGCTGCGGGACCTACGCCGCGCGGATCAGGCGTGGTGGCAGGCGGCCAAAGACGCTATGACGGCGAGCGTCACGGCGGAGCTCGAGCAGGACCCCGTCTACCGCGCCATGAGTGTGATGCGGACCGGCGCCTATCCGGACGGGACCCCGTTCGTCGAAGGCCAGGACCCGGCGGTGCCCATCAAGCTCTCCCGTGATGCGCTCGTCGCGCAGTACGGGAAGGCGATCCTCGCGCAGCTGCCGCGGCCCTACCTCTACGCGAAAGACTCCGGCATCACCGCGGATGCCGCCGCCGAAGTGTTCGGGTTCTCGAGCGGCGACGAGCTCTTGACAGCCATCCTCGAGGCGGTGCCGTTGGACCAGGCCGTCGCGCGCGAAGTCGATCGGCGGATGCTGGCGGAGTACGGCGATGTCTTCGCGGAGGGCCGGCTCGAGGAGGAGGCGCGGCAGATTGTCCAGGGCGGGGAGCATCGGCAGCAGATTGTCGCGGCGGAGCTCGAGGCCCTGACGCGCGGGCTCGAGCGCACGGTCGCGGGGCGCACGACGTTGACGCGCGGCTTGGCGCGCGGGGTCATCCCGCCGGCCGCGGCCATCAACGAGATGGCCAGGAAACAGATTGCCGCCACGAAGATACGCGACCTGCGGCCGGGGCTGTTCCTGCAGGCGGCGCGGCGCGCGTCCCAGGCGGCGTATGACGCCCTCGCGATTCGACACGATCGCGCCGGCGCGGTGCAGGCGAAGCTGCAGGAGCTCATTAACCTGGCGCTCTACCGCGAGGCGCGCGAGACGCAGGACCGGGTCGAGTCGATGCGCCGGACGTTGCGCGGGTATCAGTCCACCGCGGCGCGGCAACGGTTCGGGAAAGCCGGCGCGGACTACCTCACGCAGATCGATGCCCTGCTCGATCGCTACGAGCTCGCCCGCGTCACGCAGAAAGCGCTCGCCGGGCGCGTCACGCTGGACGCCTTCGTCAAGGCGCAGCAGGCGGAGAACATCCCGATCGAGATTCCCCAGACGCTGCTCGATGAGGCCCGGCGCATCAACTATCTCGACGTGCCCGTCGGTGAGTTCACCGACGTGTATGACGCCGTCGAACACCTCGCCCGGCTCGCGCGGCTGAAGAACGAGCTCCTGAAGTCCGCGAAGAAGCGCACGTTTGAGGAGGCACGCGACACCTTCGTTGGCTCCATCCGGCTCCACAACGACGTGCAACCGACACGGGTCGAGTTCCGGCCGTCCGAGGAGAAGTGGGAGACGATCGGCGACTGGTTCGCCGCGCACACGAAGCTGTCGATCCACGCGCGCGTGCTCGATGGGTCCCAGGACGGCGGCGAGGCGTGGGAGCAGCTCGTCCGGCCGATCAACGAGGCGGGGGACGCCGAGGCCGTCATGCGCGAGGCGGCCATCCACGCGATGCTGGCGCTGTTCACCAAGGCGTATCCCGGCCGCGAGCTGATGCGGCTGAACCAGAAGCTCTTCATCAAGGAGATCGGGACGAGCCTCTCGAAAGAGGGGCGGCTGCTGGTGGCGCTGAACTGGGGCAACGAGGACAACCGGCAGCGGCTGCTCAACGATCCCAAACGCCAGTGGAACGCCGCGCAGATCCACGCCATCCTCGAGACACTCGACCGCCGCGATTGGGAATTCGTGCAAGGCGTCTGGGATTACCTCGACACCTTCTGGCCGGCGATTGCGGCGAAGCAGCAACGGGTCACCGGGTTGACGCCGGAGAAGGTCGTCGCCTCACCAGTCGACACGAAATACGGCCAGTTCCGCGGGGGGTATTTCCCGATCAAATACGACCCTCGCCTCACCGCGCGCGCCGGCGTGCTGCAGGAGACGGGCGAGGCCACGCTGAAAACCTTCGCGGCCTATGTCTCGGCGACGACGCGCCGCGGGCATGTGGAGGCGCGCCAGCAGAACGTCAAGATGGCGCTGCGGCTCGATTTCTCCGTGCTGTTCAATCACGTCGATCAGGTCATTCACGACCTCACGCACCACGAAATGCTGATCGATGTGAATCGCCTGCTCGAGGACCGCGAGGTGCAGGCGGCGATCGTCGACACGCGCGGGCACCAGGTCTACCGGCAACTCGTCAGGGCGGTCGAAGACGTGGCGATCGGCGCCGCGCCGGCGAAAAACATCCTCGAGAAAGCCGCCAATTTTGCGCGGGGTGGCACGCAGGTCGCCCTGCTCGGCCTGAACTTCTGGACCGCGCTGCAGCAACCGCTCGGGCTATTCAACGGCATGTCGCGCGTCGGGCCCGTCTGGGTGCTGCGCGGGTTGAAACGCTGGCTGCGCGATGCGGCGACGATGGAGTCCACGCTGACCTGGATCCATCAGCAGTCGCCCTACATGAAAGACCGGGCCACCGGCGGCGGCACGCAGGACCTGCAGGACCTGCGGGCGACGCTCTCACGACCGGGCGGCTGGTTCGATGGCCTGGTGCGGACCGTCACGCAGGACCACGTCACGCAGCAGAACATTCTCAATTCCTTCCTGTGGCACATCGGCCAGGCGCAGAAGGTGGCGGACGTGCCCACGTGGCTGGGCGCCTATGAGAAACACATGGCGCAGGGGCAGCCGGAAGCGCGGGCGATCGCGCTCGCCGACCAGGCGGTCCGCGAGTCGCAGGGGAGTGGCCGCATTGCCGACCTGGCGGAGGTCCAGCGGGGCACGCCGATCGCGAAGCTGTTCATGACGTTCTACAGCTACGGCAGCACCCTCTTCAATGCGACGGTCGAGGTCTACCACCGGACGGAACCCTCGCTGAGGCGGCCGGGGAACGTGGCCGCCTTCATCGGACACCTCTCGCTGCTCTATGCGTTCCCCGCCCTCGGGACGGTGCTGTTGTCACGGGCGTTCGGCCGGACCGGCGGGGACGACGACGAGTCGTTCGTCCTTGAGTTCGGGAAAGAGATGTTGTCGGCCGCGCTCAATACGATGGTGTTCGTGCGCGAGCTCGGCGGCCTGCTGAACGAGGGCGTGCGCGGCTACGCCGGCCCGGCGGGCACGCGGCTCGCGCAAGCGTTCTACACCCTGGGCCAACAGATCAAACAGGGGGAGATCGACGAGGCCCTCGTCGCCGCGTCCCTGACGGTCGCGGGCATCCTCTGGCGGTTCCCGGCGGCGCAGGTGCAACGGACGGTCGATGGGTTCGTGGCGCTCCAAGAAGGCCGCACCCGCAATCCTGCGGCGCTGCTCGTCGGGCCGCCCCGCGACTAACAAAGAAGGAGAGACTCATGCTCGACCAGATCCTGCTCGTGCTCGCCTTCGTGCTCTTTCTCCTGTCGGCGATCAACGTGCCCTCGCCGCGCGTGTCGCTGCTGTCGGCGGGCCTGGCCTGCTGGGTGTTGACGCTGCTTATCTGATCCGGGGACCGGCAGCGGAGGGTCCACAGGATTGACACGAATCATAGGGATTCTTCAATCCTATGATTTATGCTGCGCGCATGACCCCACGAGGCTATTCGCGCGCGTTCCCCGTCCGCCCCGGCACGGGCCGGCGGTATCTCCTGGATAACATTCCCCCGCGCTTGTGGCGGGACGTCCGCCAGCAGGCGCGGCGCGAGGGCGTCTCCCTGCGGGCGCTGCTCTTGACGCTGCTCGAGACGTGGCTGAGGGGGCACGCATGAGAGTCCTCAACGTTGCCCAACGGTCGCCGGCGTGGCGCCACGCGCGCGCGGGGAAACTCACCGCGTCGCGCGCCCATGACATGCTCACGCGCGGCGGCGGCATCACCCGGCGCACCTATCGCGATCAGCTCGTGATCGAGCAGTTGCTACAGCGTCCCTATGACACCGGGTCTGGGTTCGTGTCCGCGGCCATGGTCCGCGGCCGCGAGGTCGAGCCGGCGGCGCGCACGGCCTACACGGCACGGACCGGCTTGGCCGTCGAGACCTCCGGGTTCCTCGTACATGACGAGCTCGAGGCGGGCTGTTCCCTCGATGGGCACGTCGGCGCGTTCGAGGGCATCCTGGAGATCAAAGCCCCCAACACGCTCACGCATCTCCGGTACCTCACCACGCGCACGGTGCCCCCCGAGTATCGTGACCAGATCCGACACCACCTGTGGATCGTGGGCGAGCGCGCGCAGTGGGCGGATTTCGTCAGCTACGACGATCGGGTGCGGCCGGCGGCGCTGCAACTCTCGATCGTGCGCCTCCACCGGGATGAGCTCGACATTCCGGGCTACGACGTGCGGGCGCGGCAGTTCCTCGCGGAGGTGCGGCGCGAAGTCGCGCGGCTCGAGGCGCTTCCCCCGCTGGAGTTTTTCGCGGCGGCCCCCCTCGATGTCGCGCGGCAGCTGCTCGCGCAGTGCGTGGCGGTGGTCGACGGGCGCCGGGACGAGCGGAGTGTGCCGGTGACCGCCGAAACCTGGCGCCAGGCGGCCCTGCTGGAGCAGGCGTCATGAGGGGCTGGATGTTCTGGGCCCTTGTGTGCGCCGGCGTGTGTCTGAGTCTCGTCGTGGTGAATGCCGTCTGGCCGTTCGTCCCCATGGCGAAGTTACTGCTCGTGATCGCCAGCGCGTGGCTGATGCTGGTCCTCACGGTGCGTGATCGCCGCGCACGGCGACGGCGGTAAGGGCCGTGCCGCGTTTCTGAGCGGCGCGCGGGGTCAGCTCTCGATCGGCAGTGGCGCGATGCCCCCGCATTGCATACAGAGGCGGGGGACGTCGGGATAGGGGCCGCGGGGGTTCCACGCGATGGGGGCCGCGCAGCCGGTGCAGGCCGAGACGGTCGCGCCGGTGGGGACGCGGCCGCCGGGGAAGTCTGCCACGCGCCGACAGAGGACGTGATCCGGCCGTGCCGCGGTGGTTTCTTCAAAGCGCCCGGCCTGGGTGACGCCGTAATAGTGCCCGGGCTTGGTCTTCGTCATGACGGATAGGACGTGCCGCGCGTGCCCTGGCGGAGCTCGCGCAGATCCAGCAGGACCTGGCCTGTCATCTGCGGATCGTTCGGGACGCCGAGCTTCACGAGGAGCTGCACAAACACCTCGTCGGACGTGGCCGCCTCGGCGGCCTCGAGCAGCATCAACCCGACCTCACGCGCCTTCGTCGCGTCCATCTGCGTCAGCGTTTCGTCAATGGTCAGCTCGACAAACCCGCGCTTCGACTTCGTCCCGTAGCCCGACGCGACGGTCACGTTGTCGAGTTCCTTGCGCGGCCGCTTCCTGAGCACCGCGTCGGCCTGCGCCTGAAACGCGGTGATGTGCCGCGCCGGCACGCCGGCGACCTGCAGCATCGCCAGTACTTCCTCGAGCACGAGTAACTGCCTCGCCATGAGCGTTACCCGAGCCGCACAATCGCCGCGAA